CCCATGAAAAATACCCTCCCCTATTGAAATTTTAGTCCCTAAAAACTTAGCTTTTCAAATTATTGGTCTGCCAGAATTTCAATGTTCCAAAAAAAAGAGACCCCTCATTTCTGAAGAGCCTCAAATCCCAACTTGGAGAACTTACCGCTTGGCTCCAATATGCTCAAGAACTCGTCTTGCAGCTTCTCGTCGCCAAGGCTTAATTGTAGGGTTGTCTGCTAATTTATGCCACTCCTGTACTTGTTTGTACCAAGCCTCATCAAAGATCTTTGCTTTTTTTCTTTTTGAATCACCACTTTGATCCAGCCACGTATGGCATTTGTAACAACCCCATACTGACATGCAGTCATCAGCTTTGATCCCTTTGCCTTTGCCATCAATGATCTGGTTTGAATGGCAGGCCACTGTTGACTCACCCAAATCGTCATCACAATAAGGGTGTGCATGAAGCAAGCACTGAGCACCCTGTGCCAGCTTTAGCAAGTCAGCGTCTCTATACATTGCTCATCATCCTTGTCTCACTACGTTGATTAAATGACTGGACTTTCCAATACTCAAATTTAAGTTTAGCTGCGTCCATGCGGTACTTGATTTCTTCTTCGATTTGGACTGCTTCTCTAAGCCCTTCGAGAACTGTTTGGTAGTCTGGGTGGGCGTAGGCGTAGATTTCTTTTGCACCTAGTGTTCCTGTCTCTTGTGCCATCAACTTAGCTTTAGTTGACTTTAATCCATTCTCTGTGAATACACGCTTGGCCTTGGCCTTGGCATATATCGGCGCATGATCACGTATGTAATCAACGCATTTCATTGCTTCTTCGTCTGTCATTTACGTGCCTCCAGCATTGCATCTGCTTGCTTGTATGCCCACTCTGCTATTTGCAAATTACCCATTGCTAAGTCAGGGTCTGAAACAATTCCTTGCATTGCCTTGGCAGCAAAGTAATCACGCAAGGTCATGCCTTCTGCTCCAGCAATTGTTTCTGCGCCATGAGGCAATGGAAACGCTGCTCCACCTGTTTCTTTTTCCATTTCAATTTTCCTTTACGTTACGTGCAACTATCAATATTTGGTACGTGCGATCAAGCTCATACCTCCATTCCTTTAAAAGATCTACCTTGGTCTGCCAGTCAAGATCCTTAAAGGGTTTGCTTTGCTTGACTTCTCCATCTTGCAAAAGCTTAACAAATTCTTTTTTCATCACAAATACTGATTGATCAGCTCTTCAATTCCTTTGGCAACATCGCCATTTCCCATCTCCATTAAACTCATTCTTTGAATGTTGTTTAGCTTAACGACAATAGTATCTCCAGTTGGTTTTTCTTTCCAAGGCTTTCTACCAGCACCTTGTCTTTTTCCACCCCAACTACCTATCTCACGACCAAGCTTTTCAGCCCGTTTTTCTCTTTGTTTTTCTATCCGTTTAGCAGCCAACCATTCTGGCTCTTCCTCTGGATAGTTGAATGGGCTTTCAAACGTGCTCACGTCTTAGGTACTCCGCCAAAAGTAAAGCCTCAGCCCTGCCGTTATCCTTCTTTCTTGCCAAAGGTGCAGTAGGCCAAAGATCACGTGCCATAGATAGGCTCAAATTCTTGTCAGAATCGAGTTTAAGAGCCTTTTTCCACACTCTAGGACTCACGGTATGGAAATTGGTATTGATGCGTTGTGCGACCGATAAAGCAGCCCCGTATGCCATACCAAACTTAAAGGTGCTAGACACTCCTTGTTTGGGCATTGCATGGACAGCTTCAATGATGACAGCGACATCTTGTCTTTCACATGCTTGACGGATTTCAGCATAGACTAAGTGCGACAGAATGAATAGCTCGTCATGCAGCATGTCACCACAAGATTGATACTTACCATTGTGGTCAATCATGCCCCATGCACCGCTGAAGCCCGGATCTATGCCGATGTACATCATACGATTGCACCCGCTAAGTCACAAAGCCTGTCGTAATCTCTGTAATTCAAGCTATCCAAAATGTGGTTGCATTGTGTTTTGTAATATCCCCATTCCATTAATGCTTGCCATGAATTAAATTCATCTTCTTGTTCCAAAAATTCATAAGATTCAAACAAATGACTTGATGCAACGCTTCTGTAAATACAGTAATCTTTGTATTTTTGTAAAAGTTCTTTGTCAGTCATTCTTGACCCCTTGCTCGGATTGCTTTAATGATGTCTGGTAAATATGGTGTTTCCATATCTGTGAACAAATCTACAACTCGTTCCTCTGCCGCCTCGCGTTCTTTAGCTGCTACCAGTTTGGCAAAGGCTTGTAGTTCAAAAGACCAAGGCACCAAAACCTCGTCATTTAATCCAGCCTGTCTAGCCAATTCAATGATGTTTTTTTGTGTCATTCTTGTTTCCTTGCTCGGATTTCTGCTGCCAATATGTCTGTGATTGCTGTGTTTTGATTGTCTAGGTGCTTTGCACACGCCTCACTCTCACGATCTGCTACCAGTTTGGCAAAAGCTCTTAGTTGTGCGTTGTTAGCCCATACAACGCCATAAACTTTGGCAATCATTTCTTTGATTTCATCTTGTGTCATAGCGGTGCGTCCTCATAGTTGTCAGGGTTGAACTTCGGCGATTTGTTGTTGTCTTTGTTGTTTGGGAATTGTGGGAAAGGCCAGACTTTCATGCTTTCTCCTCGTTAGCAGCAGCCAAAGGTACGATCACTCTTGCTTGCTTGTTCATGTAAGCAACATTGAGCTTGTTTAAAGCCTTTTCCATCGTGCGTACATCACAGACTTTGAGTTGTTCGTCGTGAATCGCTAATGCTACTTGAATTAACTTGATTTCCTCGCCTGTGAATCTAAAGGATTTCCCGCTGATGCCACGCTGTGCCATGTGATACAGAGCATCTTGAGCATCCATGATTTCAGGTAGCCAGTCTGAACCTATGCGAAAGTCAAAGGCCAGAATCTCTGTCATGTTGATTGAATGCACTAGATCATCAACGTGGGCTTTTGTTGGATTGCCTTTCAAAATTTCATCAAACGATTCATGGTTTTTTATGAGGAGGTTTACTCCTGCATTTGGGACTTGAGTTACTTTAAGCATTCCAGACTTTACGTATGAAAGGTTATCAACCCTGATCGGCTTGGGTTTGTATTTGCTTTTCTTTTTCACTTTTTAATTCCTCAATTCTTTGCTTTACAAGTTGTGGCAGGTCTTTGAACAATCCCGAAGGATCATCCCTCATTTGTCTCACCATATAACGTGCGTGATCTACAGTAGATGGATTCATTGCCATTGTGGCGTAGTGATCTACGGATTTCTGGATCACCTGTGTGAACATCAATGTCTCCCAATGTGATTAATGCTTCGTTAACCATCCTCACTGGAACTAGCGGATTCCATCTTGCCATATCCAGCACTTCCTTTGCTTTGTCTTTATCCATTTTGTTCCTTGTATTGATGTATTTCATTCCAAACGTTTTGACACATCAAACAAATTTCACGATTGTTAGTTGAGTCATGTACGGCATATTTTTTCTTTCTCATTCCTCCTGTGCTGTACATCTTGCAATAAGTATCGCCATAGTCCCAAAGATGTGCGCGGCTTTTTTGTTTGTTTAGGTTTATCAGATACTTCATTTACATATCCTTTCAAGTTATCCACAGATTGATTGGTATTAAACATACCCTTTGGTGGTGAATGTTGGAGCAAAGCACAGCCTTACCGTGTTCAAAAACAAAGTTCGCTCTGTGCTTTGATGAAAGTTCCTTTGTATGGAGCCATGTCATCGCATTACACTAACCCAGACTATTTCAACCACCGCGCTCTAGGTATTCGCCCACGCTCCCTGCTCTGGCTTGCTCATGTAACAGGGTTGTTTAAGAAACCACCACCGACGTACCGCATGGATTCCGAGCTGCGTGAAAGAAAACAAAAAAGCCGCTTAAAACTGTACCCCGGTGAAGGAACTACCTTTTTTAAGGGTAGTCGAGATACAGATTTAAACGGCTGCAATTTGCTGTCCTTCACGACAACGCTTTGAATTATGCCGACTTGAGAGCTTTTGTCAAGTCCCTCAATTTTTGTCGGACATTCTCAGGCATTGGTGCTGCCTTTTTGCTGTCTTGCTCAATCTTCTCCAAAGCAGGGTCTTTGAAGTTGATAGACACATTGACAGTTACTTCAGGCACTTCAGCACCATCCCAGCGCATTTGGTTAATGTAGACCAATGGAGCAGGGATAAAAGCACCTTCAGACTTTTTCCAAGCGTCAGTAGTCTTCATCCAGCGCACATGCTTGATGATCTGATCTGATTCAATGTCAAGATTCAATTTGTCCCACTTTGCTTTGCAAGCAGACTTTCCACCCTTACGGACAGATTTAGGCCATTCAGCCCAGAAGTCTTCAAATGTCATTACTTTTCTCCTGTGATGATTTGAGGTTTATCAATTTCTTTCAAAAAATCCATAAACAACATAGCCACGGTCATTGCTTTACCTTCCTGTTGATCAGCCACGATACGCACACCTAATGTGCCATCTTCTTTGTCTGTGAGGATGATGTTTACTTCACTCATAAAACCTCCGCTGATTTAAGTTTTCCTGTTGCACCGTCAAAAATAAGTTTTATATTGCTTACTTGACCAGAAAAAGTTGAAAAAATGCTTGTTTCACCATTAGGATGAACCCAACCAAACAAAACAACATCCTCTGGTTTGATTCGGTAAACGCCATAATTAAGCCATTCTGGTGTTTCACTGTCATACCATTCTCCACTAAGCCCCAAATGTTGAATCTCAGCACCATCAGCCCATGCTTTGATCAGTTCTGCGTGTTTATGCGGTTTTTTCATTTTTTTCACCTTTATTTTTTGACAAATAAGTTAATATATCAAGAGCAAGTTGTTGTGCTCCAGTCAATGAATTTTTTGTATCTAATTCAGGATAAAAGTTAATTTTTATATCAACTTTTCCATCATCGTTATCTTCACATACCAAAACCACTTGAGACATTTTTGTTCTCCAATTCAATTAACAATTCAATGTAATGCTTTGCTTTTTCTAAGTCAGCAATGCCAGCTTTATCTCGCCACCGAGTTACATACTTGACCACATTGCCTTCGCAAAAACCAAGGCCGTTGGCATGGATGTATTCAATGGGTTGAATTTTTTTGTCTTTGTAGTGATCGCCACCAACTTGTTTAGACAATGCAGGAACAGGTTCCCAATTCAAAGTTGAACTGGTGGGATACATATTTACACAAGTTGAACATGGATCCTCTTTTCTGTCTTTCCAACGATATTTGCATGTACTGCAATTTTCTATGAGCATCACGATTCCTTTACAAAGATGCCTTCAGCGTTTAAATAGCCTTTGCGATCCTTGATCTGTTCATAGGCATGTTCTAAGCATTCAGTCAAAGTGACTTTCTGAATAGCACACTGCATGATCAACGTCACAAGAATGTCGCCAATGGCATCAATGATTTCTTCGCGGTCATCAAGGGCAATGGCTGCAATCAGCTCGTTTGTCTCTTCTAGGGTCTTTTTAGCCTGTCCTAGAGGCTTTCCATTCTGGATAATGCCACGGGCATAACCCCAGATTTCAACGTGATTTTCTAAATAAGTGAACGTCTTCATTTCTTGTCCTTTTCAATTAAAAAAATTACCTTTAGATCTGTTGTGTTTTTGTGGAATCACTTGAAGATTTGTAGGAACATGCAAACCTGAAACATTTTTACCTTGCAATGGAATGATGTGATCAACTTCCCATTTAATTCCAGTAATGTTTGTTCTTAATTCGGCAAGTTCATAAATTTCATTGATCATCCATTTGTCATCAGATGAAAGCCAAGCAGGTGTTCTTTTGAGTTTTGCCGCCCTGCGATTTGCACAATAAATTTTCCATTTATGCGGGTTTTTATCAAAATAACGCTTTTTGGCTTCTCTAGACTTTTCTCTGTTAGCAACAACCCATTGAAAACTTAACAATGCAATTTTTTCTTTGTTTCGATGGGCATATGAATGAGACATTTGCAAACATTTTTCAGTGTTGTTTTTGTAATACAACAATGATTTTGCTTTGATGCGTTCTTTGTTTTCTTGATAGTACTTAGCCGCTCTTTCTTTTTTTGTCATCATCTTTTTTCTCCTTTTTGCCAAAGATACTTTCCCAATTTTCTCTGAATTTCTGTGGATCGGGAATGGGTCTTGGGTTGCTTCCTTTACTCATATTTTTTCAACTTTTCATAGGTAATGACAGCAAAAAACGTAGCAGTGACTACAGACATGATTCGATCTGCTTGCGTCCACAATCCAGCATTAAAAGTGAAATTAACAAAGGACATAATCATGTATCCCATGAAGATGCCAAACAGTAAAGAAATCAAATCTTTCATTTTTGCTCCTTTGTAAACCACTCTGGTTTTTTCTCTTTCAGTTCAAAGACACGCAACTTAGGGATCACTCCAGTCTTTTTCCATTTGTAAGTGGCTGGAGCAGTTACTCCAAGTACCTTTGCAATCTCATACAGCGTTACATGCTTTGGCAATTCAGACAATTTCATAAGTTCCTTTCGTTTTACAACATAGCGATAATACACCATGCGACAACAGATGGTTGATTAAATTTATCTATCGCAAACGCAAACGTGATAGATATTTATTTTTAGACAATAGCCTAAGTTGAATTAACATCCTCATACGTTCAGCAATCAAAGGAGTAATAGATGGAACGCAAAGACGCAATTAAGGCCGTAAACAGTGGGGATGCAATCATGGCATTCCAAGCTGGGCTATCAGAGGGCATCAACTTAGCTGTTGAGCACATCAGCAAGTTTGCAGAGATTGAAGACTGCAAAACACTTGTCCAACTGACATCCAAAATTTGGGACATGAAACAGGAGCTGGAATATGTTTAAGTTCAACATCTTTTCTGGCAACACCTATCTTGAGTCCAAGAACTTTAAAGTTTCTTCAACTGGCGAAACATTCGTCAAAGCAGGCAGCTTTTGGTTTGGCGACAACAACAAAACAATCCTCGAAACCAAGCATCAACAGATCAACTTAGACACTGGTGTCATGTCCAACTTTGGCGATCCTTTTGGAGATAAAAATGGTTATTGAATACGGCGACTTCACATTTGAAATCATCGACATTGAATACTTTGCTGCCGAGCCTGCATGGGGCTTGTCAGAAAGTGTTGAGTTTGGCGTGATCCTCATAGACACTGCATGGGAAGACATGGAAATGGCAGTTCGCATTGGTGACGAAATATGGGACGAATTGACATCAGACCAACAACAGTACCTTGAGCGAGAAGTTATCAGGAGAATCAAAGATGCTGCCTGATCTGCACCCCACTGTAAGAAAGTACCCCCGTACTTTAAATGAAGCTTTCCCAAGCTCATACGACACAGCCAAATGGCTTGAATATCATCAACGTCCAGTTAGCTTTCAATCAGCAGCTACCTATGCTCTGGCATTGTTAACAATAGTGGCAGCACTAATCCTATGGGCAGCATTGTGAATTGGAAAAAAGACGTAATGTCTTATGACGTTAAACACAATCATTTCATCAAAGACGTTGAATTTGATGGATACAAGTTCAGAATTGTGTACGTAAGGCTGTTGAACTACACAGATGAGTATGTCATCAAAAAAGTTTTGACTCTTGATGGACAAGACATTTTGGATTTGCTCAGAGATAAATTTATCGAAAGATTGGAAAGGATAGTCAAATGAAAACGAAAAGCATGTACGAACAGTACGTAGAAGAGTTCAGTGCCAGTGACGAGCAGTATTGTGCTTATTGTCTAGTCATCAATTGCGGTAATGGTTGCGATTGCGATCAACGAGCATGGCGTCATTTTTCTGAGCTGGACGAGAAAAGTCAAAAACAAATCATCAACGAAGAGTTGTCAATTCCCTTTGGAGAAAAAGTATGAACGTCTCATAGGTTGCTGACAATCTTATGATATGATGGACTTATGAAACATTTATTCACTCAAAAAGAACTTTGTGAAATCCTTGATTACAACCCAGACACTGGGATTTTCATGTGGCGTAAACAAAGACGTGGCGTAAAAACCAATGTGCAACTTGGGACTGATAACGGGTTTGGTTATCTTCGGATTACTGTTCTTGGCAAATCCTACTATGCACATAGATTAGCTTGGTTTTATATAAATGGCACATGGCCTGATCAAATTGATCACATTAACGGGATTAAATCTGACAACAGTATTAAAAATCTTAGAGATGTGAATGTTCAACAAAATGCTCAGAATAAATTAAAAGCTCAAAAAAATAGCGATTCAAAAATTCTAGGCGTTAGTTGGCATAAGAAAGCAAAGAAGTGGCAAGCCCACATCTGTGTTTATAAAGAAAGAAAGTACCTTGGATTGTTCAAGGACATCAACGAAGCACAAAAAGCTTATTTGAAAGAAAAGGAAAGAATTGATTATGAGTTCCGTACATAAAAAATTGATGCAAGCACGTATCAAATTGCAAGCCACTCCACTTAAAAAGTCTGGGCTTAACAAGTTTGCTGGGTTTCAATATTTTGAGCTGGGTGACTTTTTGCCACAGATCCAACAAATCTTTTCAGAGATTGGTTTATGTGGCGTGGTGAGCTTCGACACGCAGTTAGCTACCTTGACCATCACCGATACAGAAGATGGCTCAAACATCGTTTTAACCAGCCCAATGGCTGAAGCAAACCTTAAAGGTGTTCATCCAATTCAAAACATGGGAGCTGTAGAGACTTACAGTAGGCGTTACCTTTGGGTAACTGCTCTTGAAATTGTTGAGCATGACGCATTAGATGCAACAACAGGTCGAAAAGGTGATGCACCAATCATTACACCTAAAGGCAATATTGGAGAAGATTTGCCTGAAGATGAAAAAGAGTTCTTGAGTGAGATGGCAACATCTTGCGAGGAATTGGTCAATCAAGGGAAAGCAGCAGAGGCCAACAAAATGGTTGAAGATGTTCAACTTGAAGCTGACCAAAAAGTGTGGCTGTGGGGGCAACTGTCTGCTCCAACACGGTCTTCAATGAAAAAAGCCAACAAGGCTTAAAGGAAATTAAATGGAATACGACAACACAAACCGAGGTTCTTTGTTTAAGAACACAAGGAAAGAATCAGATAAACACCCAGACTTGAACGGCTCACTTAACGTGAACGGCACAGAGTACTGGATCAGCGGATGGACGCAGGTAGCCAAGAAAGATGGCAGCAAGTTCTTGTCTTTGTCTATCAAGCCAAAACAAGACGCCCCCCGTCAAAGTAATGCGCCCACCCGTCAAAATGCCAAGCCTCTTGGACGTCAAGCCCATGATGATTTGGATGATGGGTCCGACTTGCCTTTCTAGAATGGTATATACTGCACATACCGTTCTAAGGAGATCCTATGAAAGTGTGCAGGGAATGTAAACAAGAAAAGCCTTTATCTGAGTTTTATAAACATGCAGCAATGGCAGACGGTCATCTTAATAAATGTATCGAATGCGTAAAAGCAAGAGTTTCAAAACACAGAGAAGCCAATTTAGAAAAAATTCAAGCTTATGACAAGAAAAGGGGAAATAGATCTGATCGAGTTCAAGCAAGAAAAGATTATGCAAAAACACAATCTGGAAAATTGGCTCACAAAAGAGCTATGGAAAAGTACAAAAAACTTTACCCATTAGCTTATGCGGCTCATGTCATAACTGGCAATGCCATAAGAGACGGAAAACTTGTAAGACCTACAAATTGTTCCGAATGCAATTCAACACACAAAATTGAAGGACACCATGATGATTACACACAACCTTTGGAAGTTAAATGGTTATGCGAAACGTGCCACAAAAAATGGCATCGTTACAACGAACCAATTTACGAATAACCCATTTTGATGATTAATGGGGAAAGCGGATGCTGTGAAGGTTGAGTTCCACATCGGATAGATGTACCAAACAGACGCAGCGAGTACCCACCTAATATGAAACCTGATTGTTTCCCCACATTGAAAATGTATAAGGAATGGATTTATCTGGCTAATGTAGTCAGAGAGGTTTCCAGTATCTGTGACGATTGTTCACCAGAATACAAGCAAAGCATGGTTGAAAAAGAAAGATGCCACGAACAGTCTCAACGGACAAATCTTCATGGCAAATTAATAGTTCTAAAGCAAAGGAAAGACAATGTTCAAATCGACTTTATCGACTCTATTCAACAGAGCGAGGAAGACTGATCCTCAGACTAGCAAAGATGCTGGTGAACAAATAGCTGAAACAGCTCCAAAACACTTTGAAACAATCCTAGAAGCCCTTGAATTGAATGGCCCTATGGGTAAGGACGGGATTGCTTATGCAAGTGGTTTACGGCCTGATCAAGTATGGCGCAGATTGGCTGAAATGCAAAAGCTTGGACTGGTAAAGCTTACAGGCAAAACAGTGGAATCTTTTAGTGGTCGTCAAGAACGTGAATGGGAAAAAGCATGATTTACCTTAAACGAAAAACTCTTGGCGGCAATATTGTTGTTGCTCGATTTAGAGATGATCAAAGATTAGCCGCAACTAGTTGCCTTGTCCAATTAAGAAGATCATCACCAGATTTGAAACACACATATTTTTTGGTCAAAGAACGTGGAGGCAAATGATGGACTGGATTGACATTATTGTTGGCGGCATTGTTGCCATTTTTATTGTTGGTGGTTGCTTGGCGTTGTACGCTGATGCCGTGAACCATCCTTGGGGAGAAGATGATGAGCATTGAAGCAATGAAACAATGGCTTGAGGCTCTGAAAATCGCACAAGACAATTTGAGACTACACGAAGACAACTGCTTTCTCCATGATGAAGGCGAATACAACCGATGTTTTTGCGGTAAAGATTCTTTATCTAATTTTTTGCAAGAACAGGTTGAATCTTTGAGCCAAGCCATTGCAGAGGCAGAGAAGCAAGAGCAGAATAAACATGGCAGTCCAGAGGATATGTATGTTGAAATGCACAAGCACTTGAACTGCCCTCATTGTGGCGGCAGCGGTCACATTGACGATATCAAGCAAGAGCAGGGTGAACCTGTGGCATGGTTAATGCTTAATTCAAGAGGCGATGAAATCAGCATCCCCGAATCTAATCTTCGAAACAAACAAGACAAAAACGTTCAAAAACTTTGGGCTAATGCGACACCTCTCTACACCACACCACAACCCCGCAATCCAGTGAAGTTTCCAACAATGATTCGCAGAATGTGGTCGGGCGGCGATGTGCAGGCTTGGCTTGATGAGCACGTCAACAAGGAGTAAGACATGAACAATCACATTGAAGCAATGAAACAAGCGCTTAAGGCGTTGCAGGTTGCAACCACACCGTTAGCAAAAGATAGACAAGAAGTTTTGAGAGCCATCAAAGCCCTAGAAGAAGCACTAGCCAAGCAAGAGCAGGATAAGCCTGTGGCGGTGGTTACTGGTGTGTACGGTGGACGGTTCGTTGTTGAGCCAACAAACTCAGCGATGGTGCTGCCCGTCAACATGGCTCTCTACACTCGCCCACAACCCCGTAAGCAATTAACGGATGAACAAATAGATGCTTATCTTGAATCGGAGTGGACTGGGTATAGCAGTTATCACGACTGTTTCAAAGAAATAGTTAGATGGACAGAAGCTAAACACGACATAAAGGAGTGAGACATGAAATATCCGTCTTATTGTTGTCAAAAATGCGGAGAAATGATTGGCTGGCTTGGTCGAATCATGCCGCTTCACAAATGTAAGGAGAAGAACAC